ATAAATACTCTTATAGTTTATAAATAACTATATCTATTTATACGGGATAAAAAGCATGACAAGTAAAACTGATGCACAAAAATTACAAGCTTCCATAGCGAAAGTAAAAAATCAAGCCACCGTAAGAGCTGGCAAGCTTATGGAAGGCGTTGGCCAAACTAGGAAAACAATAGGTCATAGTGACACTATTTTAAGATTTCCTAGTGACTTAGCTACTGGCGCTAAAGTTCGGCAGTGTATTCGTTTCGCTATAGTAGATAGAAGATCTTTGGACGAAAAGAAACAAATATATTTGTATACTCCTCCAGGCATAGCTATTTCGGATGCTGCCGGGTATAACCAAGCAGATTTAGGATTAGTTGGTGGCACAGCTGAAGCATTTGTAAATGCCGCTGAAACAGGTGATACTGAAAACCTAAAAGGTAAGACTCTTTCAGATATTATTTCAGCAGCAACTACTAAAGCCGCTGGAGCCGCAGGATCGATTGGTCAAGCTGGTATGATGGCATCAGGTATTGCATCTAATCCATTTACTAATGTAACATTCCAAGGTACTAACCTTAGATCTTTTGCTTTCAGTTTTAAACTAGTAGCATCAAGTGAAAAAGAATCTGATGATATTAAACTAATTGAAAATACATTTAGAAAATTCTTATATCCTAAGAAAGCAAGTTCATCTAATTTTTTATTGGAATATCCACCTTTATTTAAGATAGAGTTTTTAAACATCAACGAAGAATCAGCTGATAGAAATACCTATATGCCAATGATTCAATATTCATACTTATTAAATATGACAGCCACATTTAATGCAAGTACAAACATTTATCATCGAGGTGGCGCTCCTACTGAATTAGATATTGCTCTAACGTTTCAAGAATCTAAAGCTCTTAGAAGAGAAGATCTATATAAGCATGATGGAGAAGATCAATATTCAGATCCAGAATATCATTTTGATTATATCACACCATTCTCTTTCCCAGGTGGGGCGAGACAACCAAGTAGCAAAGGATAATTATGTCATATTTTAAATTATTTCCAAAAGTAGGTTACGATTTTAATCGTCAAGGCGTTATACAAAACGTTATTAACATCTTTAGACATGTTAGACCAATTCAAAACTATGTTGATGATTTTTCTACCTATGTAAATTATAGTATTAGAAATGGCGAAAGGCCTGACGTAGTATCTCAAAGATTATATGGAACACCGGATTATCATTGGACGTTCTTTATTGTAAATGAATTTTTACATGATGGACTTGCAGTATGGCCTATGTCACAAGAAAATTTATTTGATTACTTAGAAACAGAATACAATGGATTTGCTATAGAAACAAGACCAGACATCCGAAGAAATAGTGATGGTGGTATTACTGAATTCAGAGATTCTTTATCAGGACGGTTTAAAATCGGTGAAACTATTACTGGAGGTGCTTCAGAAGCTGTTGGTACACTTACTAAAAAAGATCTTTATAACAATCAATTGATAGTTCAAGATGTCACTGGCACATTTGTTGGTGATGGTGTAGGTAACAATAGAGAAGTTGTGGTTGGTGCTTCAAGTACAGATTCAGTTAACACTTGGAAAGTATGGCCTTATGCCGAAGCTCCACATCATTGGTTTGAAGAAGGTACTGAGAAGATAACTCTTAAAGGAACTCCTTCAGAAGATTTTTTAAGTTTAACTAATGGCGCTGCGCTTCAACAATCAAATGGATTTAAAGGTACATTAATAAGTGCAAATTCTATTGAAGTTAATATCGCTAAAACTAGTGGACCTGATTTAAGTTTAACACATGCAATTTCTTCTGTAGCTGATCCAAGTGTCGTTATGGCTGCTGCTAATTTACAAGGAAAGGTTGTCATTACAGGAAACGTTCAGGTTTCTAATGCTAACTTCTTTTCAGTTACTGACGATGCAACACTAAATTTAATTCTTCAAGAAGGAACAGTTGCATCACCTAGTTATATTTCAAATAGAAATTATCTGTTTAATGTTAACGAAGAAAGATCTCAGATAAAGATTGTTGACCCTAAACACATTGAAAAGTTTGCAGAAACGTTTGAGAGCTTATTGAATGTCTAAGTTAATGCCCGACTATTATGAAAGAACATCCATAAAGTTGTGGCCTAATGGTGATTTCGACCCTCAAGGATTGTTCGGAGAAGTCCAAGCTAAATCTTTGGAACTAAAACAAATAGTATCAAATATGGTTATATTCGAGAGTCTATTAGACCATAGTATAAGAGCTACAATAGATGTTCTCGATGCTAATAATATATTAGAAGATCTACGAATCGAAGGTGATGAGTATATTACTATTGAATTTAAGAAAGATACTCCTGAAGGAAAATCTAAATATAAAATTAGATTAATGGTCACTGATATTAAAAACTATGTTAGACCAAGTGTAGGTGCACAAACGTATCGGCTTGAATGCTCAAGTGAGCACGATTATTTAAATCAATTAACAATATTAGATCGTAAGTTTGAAGGTAACATTGGAAAATTAGTTTCTGATATTGTAAAGAAAGATTTAAGAGTAAGTAAAGATCACATTGGCACTATCAATACGAAAACTGCAAAGTTAATTAAAGGAATATATCCTCAACTAAGACCGGTTAACGCAGTTAAATGGTTAACACGAAATGCATTCGAAAATAGTACTCCATTTTTCTTTTATGAAAGCATAGAATCAGAAGAGTTAAATAAAAAACCAGCTTTCAATAAAATTAATTTTACATCCCTAGATGCATTAAGTAAAAACCCTGTAGTAGCTAAGTTTGAAAGAAAGCCATATAACACTGGTCAAATGCTCGATGAGAAAGATGATATAAGAAGAGAGCAAATACTAAGTGTATCAGTACCTCAAGTTAGAAGTACATTCGAAGATCTTCAAAATGGCGCTTATGGTTCTACCATTACTCATTTAGACATATCAACTAAGACATTAGTGACAAATGCAGAACATAAACACGATGGGAAATTTGTAATACTTGAAAATAAGTTTAAGCCGATGGGTGATGCGCATAATAAATTCCTAGATAAAAAGATTACAGATTTTCCGTATGCTAAGAGATTTTATTCATCACAAAATAGTTTATCCTTTGATGGGTTTGATAATTATCATGCACCTGTTGTAGAAAATATAAGAAAAGCTGCTCAAAAAATATCTGGCATGGAAATAAGTAAACTAGTAATTGATATTTACGGCGATCCTAGATTAACTGTTGGTAGTAAAATAGATGTTAAAATAGGTAAAGCTCTGCATCCAGACGAACTAGAAACTAATAAAGTAGTAGATGAAAGCGTGTCAGGCGTTTATATTATATACGATATAATTCATACACTAACTGCTGATCAAAAATGGACATCACAATTAAATTTAAGAAAAGATTCTTCTAATCTAGATTATAACTCTAAGATTACAAAGATTAAGGATAAGTCAGTATGAGAGTAGATGATTTCAAAGGACAAGCTTTTACGTGGTTCACCGGTGTAGTAGAGGATATTACAGATCCTAAGAATTTAAACCGAGTGAAAGTACGATGTATAGGTTATCATTCGCAAGATAAAGATGTTGTAGGAACTGTAGATCTACCTTTTGCAACGGTTATAATGCCAGTCACGTCAGCATCTAGTAAAGGCATTGGTGGTAATCATCATTTAGAAGTTGGTTCATGGGTTGTAGGATTCTTTAGAGACGGTCCATCTGCACAAGATCCTATGGTAATGGGTTCAGTCGCTACACAAACAGATGGTGAACAAGATATTCCAACTGATGCCTCAACGACTAATAAAGTTTATAAATCTAAAGCTGGCCATACAATAGAGATCGATAATGGTGGAACACCGCCGTTATTATACCAACCAGAAATACGAGTAACACATTCATCTGGTTCAAAAATTACAATGAATCATGATGGTAGTATTTCTATTGTAGCAACTAATATTAAATTGAACGCATAATGGCTGAGACAACTATTACAATACCGTGCCCTGATACTTTGTTACCGAAGCCGGCCGATATTACTAATATATTTAAACAACTTGCTAATTTGCCAGCTCAGTTAGAGCTTCAAGGTTTTAAAGAAGAAGCCCAAGCTATAAGAGACAAACTAGAATCTATAAAAGATGGATTAGGAAATTTCCCAGTAAGTATATCCGATCCAGTATTTCCTGGTCTAACTATTCCAGAAATTGAATGGGAAAAAAGAATAGATGCTATAATGAGTGAATACCAAACATTCACATTAGCTAAGATTCTAGAAATTATTAATGATATATTACCACTATCATTTGAAATACCGATACCTCCATTCAATATTAGTATTGATATAATTAAATTGTTTTCAGATCCAGAATATAAGGGTACAATAAAGAAACAGTTTACAGATAAAGTAGAAATATTTTATCCGTTATTACCTGATATGTATAAAACCTTTGACGGAACATACGGTGTCGAATCGGCTGATATGAAAGCTGAAGCTGTATGGGAATATGTAATGAGTCAATTGCAAAAAGGTGGATTAGGTATATTACATGATACATTAGGAGGCTTAATTGATAAGTTTGATACAATTTTTAATGCATTAGATTTACCTTCGCTTCCTACATTAACAGATTTAGATGTAGAACAATTAATAAAAGATAAAATAGAATCTATAGAAAACCAAATTAAAAGCGCACCAGATGATCTTAAAGATTCGTTGCGCAAACACGCTATAAAGACATTAGAATCAATTGAAATTGCAGGATTTTCGCTTATGGATTTATTAGGTGGAGAACCAAACGATTTCGTAGAGAGCATGGAAGGGAAAATGGAAAGGTTTAAAAAACGATTAAGAAACTTTGGTGAAGAATGGCCTAAATATTTAATCCAAAAGTGGATGGAACTAGTTACAGCATTCTTAGAAGCTATAGGATTATCTGCATTATTAGACTGGATAACATTTACATTTTGTGATTTCTTAAAGCTAATTGGTATGCCAACAGAAATTGTTATACCAACAAAGTTTAATTTGGTAGCAGTTCCAGCTATTCCTGAGGTATAAATAGATATATGGCAAATTATTCTGGAGACAAAACAGCAAGTTCGGGACCAATAACAGTTGTGTCTCGGAAAAAAGGTTGGGCTGATCTTAATTTAAGCTTAACTCCGCACCCAATTAGAAAGGATATTATACCTTTAAAGGATGATGCTGCTATTAAGAACGCAGTTAAGAATCTAATATTAACTAACTTCTTTGAAAGACCTTTCCAACCAGAAAAGGCAGGAAATCTTAGAGGTCTTTTATTTGAACCCGCTGATGGTATAACAAAATACGAATTATCAGATGGAGTTAGAAGAGTATTAGAAGATTACGAACCTAGAATAAAAGTACAACATGTCGGAATAGTCGATGAAGGGGAAATAAATTCCTACACGATTACAGTATATTTCGAAATAATAAATCTTAATACTACATCAACCGTAGAAATAGTATTACAAAGACTAAGGTAACAGAATGGCAACTAACTTAAAAATAACAGAATTAGACTTTGTCGATATTAAAGACAATCTAAAAAACTTCCTTAAAAGCCAAACGGTTTTTAGTGATTATGACTTTGATGGTTCAGGCCTTAGTACTCTGCTTGATGTATTAGCGTATAATACACATTATAACGCCATGGCAGCTCACCTAGCTTTAAACGAAGCTTTCTTAGACTCAGCTCAAATTAGAGGTAATGCAGTTTCAAGAGCTCGTATGCTAGGGTATGTACCTTCATCACAATTATCACCAAAGGCTACAGTAAAATTAGTAGTAAACGTAGTAGGCCAAACAACAAAACCTGCAACAATATCTTTACCACGTGGTACTAAATTAAGTACCTCAGTTGATGGTGAAACATTTCAGTTTATAACAATTGCAACACAAAATGCAAAGCTACTGAATGACACATATACATTCGACAATGTATCCGTTGCTGAAGGTTCATACAACTCTATTAAATACAGAGTTGATAATGATATATCAAATCAAAAACATCAATTGCCTCATACAAATGCTGATACTTCTACGTTAAGAGTAAGAGTACAAGCTAATGAAGAATCAAGTTCGTTTGATATATTTACACTATTCACTACTCTACTCAGTGTAGATTCTACTTCTAAGATTTATCATTTACAAGAAAATTCAAATGGTTATTATGAAACTTACTTTGGTGATGGAGTCACTGGCTCTAAACCTAGTAATAATAATATTGTAACTATGGACTATATCTTTTCAAATGGAACAGAAGCAAATGGTGCTAAAGTATTTACCATGGTAGATAATATAGCCGGCTTTGCAAATATCGCTGTAACTACAATAACTGCCGCGGCAGGTGGTGCAGATCAAGAAACATTAGAATCAATTAGGTATAACGCACCGTTAACATTTACATCTCAAAATAGAGCTGTAACTTCAGATGATTACCGAGCTATTATTCAAAGAGAATTCTCTAACATCGATGCAATATCAACTTGGGGTGGTGAAGATCAAACTTCTCCAGATTATGGTAAAATTTATATTGCCATTAAACCAAAAACCTCAACAACATTATCAGTCAACGAGAAAGCACAGATCACTGGTAATATTCTAAAGGGTAAGAACGTAGTAAGTATTACACCTGTTATAGTAGATCCTAATTATACATTCTTAGAATTAGATGTAGCCTTTAAGTTTAATCCTAACTTAACAGATAGAACTGAAGTAGAACTACAAGCTGTTGTATCAGATACTATCGACGATTATTCATTAAATGATTTAAATAAGTTTGATGGTGTGTTTAGACATTCGGCTTTGTTAAAAGCAATCGATTCATCTGATCCTGCTATTCTTAACTCAACAGTAAGACCATTCCTATTTAAAAATATTACTCCTCTTACAACAGAGGCTAACAACTTTACTTTAAATTATGCAGGGTCTTTCTATGTTCCTGGTGGATTAGACGAATCATGTATATCATCTACCGCGTTTAAAAAAGGTGGAATTGATAATTACTTTGGAGATAAAGCAATCGTTGATTCAGACGTTAGACAAGTATTTGCATACAAATTAATAGGAACCACTAAGGTTACAACCATAGACAATGCTGGAACAGTAAATCCTGGAACAGGCGCTGTAATTCTTCATACATTTATACCAGATGATGCGACAGTTATTAGAATAAGTATTGTACCTAATTCATTAGATATTGCTCCTAAGAGAGATGAATTAATTTCTATCGATGCATCTAGAACGACTATGACAGCTGAAAGAGATTCAATCGCTGTATCAGGTTCTTCTGGTAGTATTGATTATACCACAACATCAAGATTTAGATCGAGTACATAATGCCAAAATACGGATCAGATTCAATTAATCCTTCTTACATAGAATCGAAAGCTTCTATGAAAAGAAAGACGAAAGAAGTTTTACGTATAGACCAATTAATTCCTAGTGAAATATTACGTGATTCTGATAGAGGTCCTGATAAAGCAGATATAAAAACTCTATTAGAAGAATACTATAAGTTCATGAATATGGATGAGTTTATATATGACCAAACTGAAGTATTCACAGATATTATCAATTCAGATAGAGCTGTGTTTAGGATTAAAGATCCAACACAAGACAATAACGAATTCTTTTCAGACTTTGATGGTGCAAACTCAACATTAGTATTAACTAATGATACAACACCACCTTCAACTACTACTATTGCATTAACTAATGCGACCGTACAAATATCAAACGGTAATGAACTACCCGGAACATTAAAGAATCTTACAACTGAAGTCGGTAAAACATTCTCTGTACTCTTTCCAGTCGCTGGTGCTGCAGGTTATGTTAATCATAATACAAAAAGCGCAGTATTAACAACCCCAGTAAAACATTGGGTTGGTCCTGGACCATCATATATTCTAAACGCTATTGAAGAAGCATTAAACATTGACGAAAACACAGATGATTATTTAGAGTTAATGCAAAAAGAAATAGCTCAAGCGATACCAAGAAATCTTACAGTAGATAAAAGATCTTTATATAAAAACATAGTAGATTTTTATAAGCTAAAAGGAACTACCGATTCAATTGAAATTTTCTTTAGATTATTATTTAATGAAAACGTAGAAACTGAATTTCCGTTTGATAAAACATTAATACCTTCATCGGGTAAATGGGACACAGGTCTAGAAAGATATTTGGACCATAAAGGATTCTTATCAGACAATATTAAATTACAAGATTCCAAGTTCTATCAAAAGTTTTCATACGTAGTACGAACTGGTAAGAACTTAAGTGATTGGGGACCAGCATTTGAAAAATTAGTGCATCCTGCAGGATTTATATTCTTTGGTGAAATTTTAATTTTAACTCAATTAACTCGTGCAGTATTAGGCGATAACGTAAGACAAGATTTAGTTCAACTAGATAGAGGATTCAGCGAAGGAACTGCTGGTAAGATACCAGTTCCTGGTCAGCCTGGATATGTATACACATATAAAGATGTCTACGGTAGATTAAATAGAAAAACATTATCATCAATGCCTGGATTACAACCCGGTGTTATTGGTGCAGAAGATGTGGCTCTATTAGTAGAAATGTTTGCATCAACCTTCTTACCAAATTTAGAAGCTAAGCGACATGAATCTGGACAACTCTCAGTAAATCTTAATGCATCTAATGTAATTTCTAGTGTGAGTATTGTTAATCCGGGATTCGGATATCCAGTAAATTTAGCAACTGAATCAATTGTCAATGGACAAAAATTATATACAGGACCTGCTATCACAGTATCAGGTGACGCAGTAACAGGACAAACGATTTCAGATGCTAGTATATCATCCTTAATAGATGGTAATGGCCGAATTGATACAGTAACAATCAGTAGTGGTGGTAATAATTATGCTACTGCTTCGGCATCTCCTGCTGCTAATACAAACCAAACTAAAATAGCAGCTATCGCACAAGCTAATTTTGCAAATAAGAGTTACTTCTCTGCACCAGGCATTATATTAGATGCTCCTACTGCTAAAGATTCAGATGGCGTACCTTTAGCTTCAAATGTACAAGCAACTGCAAGGACTACAATCGGTGCGAATGGTCAAATCAATGCAGTTGAAATACTTAATGTAGGTTTCGGCTATGTCACACAGCCTAAAGTAAGAATAGATTCCGCAACTTCCTCTGAAGAAAGAGCACAAGATGTTAAAGAAATAGCTATTATTATGTTGAATCATGTGGCCACGGAAGTTAACAGCCCTAATTTTAGGACTCTAATTAATAATAATTACTTTAACAATAAAAAAGAATCGTATTACTCAAACAAAAAGTT